GCTGTTTACATTGTCTAGGCTTCTATCTCTAGGTAGACCTATTCTGATATCGTGTCCACCAATTCGCTTCCCACCTCTGAGTATCGCCACTGTTATTTCTCCTTACATTGACATTGTTTTATGCCAAATATTTTTGCTATAATTCTTTTAATTGTTTTCATTAATAGGGTCTTCCTTTTTTCCATTGTTGCACTGGTAGATATACTGCCAACGCTGCCTCATCAAAATCAATTCTTAAAAAACTTGATCTAACATGACTATACAAATATTTCTTTATTGTTGGTTTTGCTATACCAACATTCTTAATTCCATCATAAGTCGCATCAATTCTTGTATTCTTACTCATTCCACCACTAGCAAATCTTTGTAAGTTATTTAATAAACTCAATCTCTGCAATGGTCTCAAATAGTGAAAGTTCATTCCCATAAATCCACCCGGTATTGTTTCAAGTGGTAACACTAATGGAAACGTATCATAATAAGGTAACACCTTCTTATATTTAGGGTCATAAAAGAACATATTTAAACGTCCTCTGCTAGGAATACCATTTAATTTGCCCGAAGACATTAGCTTTCTAGCTGTTACTCTATCTGCCATTGATTGTACGTTAGTACGATACCAGTTGGCACTCTTTCGTATACCACCTTGTTTGTCTTTTAATGGGTCTAATATTGAAACTGCCATGGTAATATTTATAACAAAAAAGGAGGTACCATTTCTGATACCCCCTTAAAAGTATTAAAGCGAGAGAGCTTACTGCTCTTCAGCCAACTTACTAAAGTAAGACAACGTATCGTCATCATCACTGGCTGAAGTTGAAGCAACTTCATTACTTTTTACACTACTGTTGACTTGTGGCGGGAGGTCAACTTTGTCAGCAGTTGTGGTACTTCTTACACCCGTAATCGTCCTATTCAGTTTCTCTTTGAGTTCGTCATAGGATTTAAAATTACTAGGGTCTAGGAATGGTTTTAGAGGGTGTTGTTGTTTCCAAATTGCTTTGATCTCATCATCACTCTCCTTAATTTGTACAGGACTATCAAATTCAGATTTGTCATAGTTCCAATAACCATCAACTTTTCTGATTTTCAATTTGAAGTTAGCACCTTTCCAGAAGTCAAATGGATTTACTGGTTTCTCATCTTCAAACGCAGGTTGCATTGCTTCTGTAATTTTATCAAATATCTTTTTACCAAATTTGAATAAAAATGTTTTACCTTCTTTTTCAGGATGCTTTGGATCTGATATAACAAGGATATTTGCGAAGTAAGATAATTTTCTTTTTCTCTTTCTAGCAATCTCTTTGTCACTATCTAATCCAGTATTCCAAAGTCTTGTGTTATCTTCTGACACAGGATCTTTTTGACCTAAAGTAGTCAATGAGTTCTCAATGTACCAACCACCCATATCTTGGAATGCATGTGACCATACTCTCTGCCAAGGTAAATCTTCTCCTTCAACAGCTGGTAAGAATCTAATAACAGCATAACCGTTACCTGTCTTATCTAGTTCTGGTTTCCATAATCTTTCGTCTTGATATTTTGATTTGTTATTTTTATTGTCCTCAGGACTGAGGTTAGCCTCAATGGCTTTTGTAAGTGTGTCAAAGTTACTTGACGATTGTTTTAACGTATTGAAATCCATATTATATCTCCTTTGTATGTATTTTCGTATTATTATATTTGTGTTTCCTGTTTAATCGGAATCATTATTATTTATACTTGTATTATATCATGCTTTAGCAAATTTGTCAAGTGTATTTTGATATGTAATATACTTAACATTCTTACAGGCTTTCCACTCATCTATATTAGAACTGACCTGGGTTGTACCACTATTACCATCTGGATTGACCTTATAGAAAGTCACTTGTGGGTGTTCTTCCATTAGAGTTTTCCATTGACTAATCCAATTTACCGGTGGAGTAGCTTCGTTCTCGGGTAATCCATAAAATTTTGTACCTTTGTACATATTATTGAGCTGATAATCATTACTAACTAAATCATGTCCAATTAAATATATCTCTTGTAAATCTTTCTCGTTAATTAACGCAACTCTACCACTTGAAGCACCACAAGCATAACCTCTATCGTCTTCACCTGAAACTAAATCATTTAGACAGTTTGCTTTATCATTGTCACTAACCCAACTCACAAATGTACTTGTATGGTTGACTTCTTGTTTTGTAATTTCTTTTGTAGTCTTTAGTACGTTCACAGTACCAGCTAGATTAGAGCCATGAAATACAAACTCTTGTCTATCACCTCTGTCGTTTTCTTGTTTACTTGATTCATGTTTGTTTAGTACTTCTTTATCTGCGTCACTCATACTTCCATAAACTAATGGTTCATATGACATACCAGGTACTCTGGTCCAGTTTCTAAACCAAGCTTCATTCTTATCACAATAACCACTTTGGTATATCTCGTGCATGATACCTTGGTCTACAGATATCAATACGTCTGGTGTAAAATCTCTATACAAAGCATTACAACCATAAGTCTTACCCTGCGGCTTAAACATATTCAAGTCTAATAGTTTTCTACTCTCACCATTACCTATACAGAATACTTTACTTACTGTCATTTACAAATATCTCTTTCATAATCAATTTACATGCTGTTTCATTAAAACTTATGAATGGTTTTAGTCGGGTAATCTGAGATGCGATATCAGGCCAGACAAAAGTTTCTTTAATTTCTTTATTCCAATTCTTAGCAAACGCAAGGACGTGATCCAATACGATGGCGGTTTGGTAACTAATTTTCTTTTGAATAAGTAGTCGTAAGATTCTAGGATGCTGACCTTTAGGACTTCGAAAGCCGTCATCAAAAGAAAGACCACGACCATGAAGATCATTAACAATAGCATTACAGTCACTTCTAAAATGGTAGGTAAATGACTCTTTACGTTTCTTATAATCCAAGTAAACATCTGTACCATCATTTTGTAACAAGTTTCCAATCCACTTCTTATTACTTTCCAAGAAGTTTGAAACAAAGTAATCCAGTATTTCATCTTTTCCATATCTTACACTTAATTTGTGAAAAAAGTATCTATCTTTTCTCTTTGTAAAACTATCCATTGTTGCATTAACTTTACCTGCATATTTAATGTAGTCATAAGTCTTGGTAGTGAAGTGTAACTTAACTCCAAGATAAACTTTATATACATCATAACCACCATACATTATACCGGTAACACTCCACCTCTAGGATATTTTAACATTCTTAAATTTGTAGCTTCTGCTTTAATTTTTTCTTTTAATGATTTTGAAACTAATGGGGATACTGTACTTTCATCTATACCATTGTCATGGCAATAAAGAAGTACTGCCTCCATATATGTAATTCGTTTTTCTCGTACAACTGTTTCAATCTTTAAACTAAACTCTTTACTATTCATTATATTCCTTTTGTCAATGGCTTCCACTCTCGCTTCCACCATTAACTGTTGCAACATTATTATTTAGACCTTAGCTTTATTTTGTTCTTCATAAAACTTATAAAAATCTTGTATGGAAGTACCTAACTTATCTATGTAATCTTTCTTTTCTTTTACATATGAAGTAACACTACCATCTTCTCCAGCAAGTAAAATAACAACTTGTTCGATTGGTGTACCAAAAGTTTCTTCGTACATCATAGCATAAGCTGTTGTTTGTAGGAAGTAACTTTCAATCCAACTCTCTTGTCTTTCTTTGTTTGCTGTTTTAAAGTCTATTACTGACAACTTACCGTTGTATTCAGCAATACAGTCAACTTGTCCTGCGATGGTCAACTTCTTACTGTACATGATTGTTTCTAAACAATGGATATTGTCAAGTTGATCTACGTATGGTCTTAATAGTTTAAACAAGCCTAAAGGTAATACACTTCTCTCACTAGGAGTTTGATTCTTAATGTATTGTTCAATTAGAGTGTGAGTTGCTGTACCTCTCCTTGAGGCTCTATTCATTTCCCACTTGGCAACATCTTCGCCAATACTATCTCGCCATTTTTGTAATCCTGCTTTCTTTTGGATACCTAAAACAGTTGTGACAGATGGATATGCTTTTCCATCAATTTCGTAAAATCTAAACCCATTTACATTTTTACCATGGGTTACTGGTAAGTTTGTCTTATCTAAATTTATAAATTTAAATTCTTTTCTAGCCATAATATTTCACCTTCATTTATTGTATCATTATAATATATCATACTATGGGCCTTTTGTCAAGTCTTAAATACCCTTTTTAGTGTACATATCATTTATTTCATCACGTTGTTTCTTAAATTCATCATTAATAGGTGTAGGCTTTCAAGTAGATAACGCTGAAATACGATCTCTTAATCTCTCTGCTCTTACACCAACTTGTTTTGCCCAACGGCTGTCCATCATTTCAACAGCGGCTGTTGACCAATTGCCATCATTGACAGCTGCTACAAACTTCTTAAAGTTTGATAATCTTGGAGCTCCCATATTAAAGCACATATTTACAATCACTTGTTGTGCTTCTTCGTGTAGTTCATCTAAATTAGGAAAAACCTTTTTAGATTCAGTAATATAAGTTTCTACATCTTTATCAAATACTGCGTTAACTCTTTCCTCAGAAACAGGATAGCCAATTGCTGCTCCATATTCTCCGTCATTAGCAGTAACCAGGTGACCAATACCAAAAGTTTTGTAGCCTAAATGGTCGTCATAGACTTCATACTTAACTCCTTCGTCAATCTTCAGTTGTTCCCTTACTTGATTAATGTTCATTTCTTATTATCCTCTTGTTAGTTTTAATAACTTATCTATTTGTGCCTTAATTATTGGCTTTCTATTAGGCCAATGAATATATGGCTCATCACTCTTACCTAAATTATATAAAAATGGTAATACTATCTTTTCAATTTCTTTAAATCTTGCAACTGTATCTTCATCAGATAGTTCTTTTGTAACAGTATCTTTTTCAGCAACAATCTGCATGACCTCATTCATCATTGCTTTGATAGATGAAACATCATCTTTAACTTTTGCTATTTCTAAACTTGAATTTTTTATTAAACTAAGGTCAACGTTAGATTTATCATCTGTTTCAGGCTTAGAAGAAACTGGAGTGAAACCCCAATCCTCATTTAAATCAAACCCTCTCATATAGTCTGGTATATCTTTTGACATTATTTATTTTTACTCCTATCTCGTATTCTTCTTTTGTTTTTTTGCATTGCTTGTTGTGTTTTGATTTCTTTGATACCTTTTTTACCGTATCTGTCAGCAAGTCCACTTTGTGGATGTGCTTCGGCGATCCTTTGTAGGTTTTCTTTCCAACCTGAATCGTGTTTTATACCACCTTGTTGTGATACTATATTTAGTACCTGAGGAACCTGGGTAATGGACTTATTCTTGTCCATATACTCTTCCATCTCAGAAATAGACATCAGTTTAGTAAACTCTCTACCTGATTTTTTGTTTCTAAATGTGTATATTGGCATCAATTAATACTCACTCTTTTTCAATTTTCTTCCATAGTTAGGCCACGTAAAATTATCTATTGACTCTCCACAATATCTCCAACGGATCTCACCTGTACTCCAATTTCTTTCATATATTTTTGCAGTCTTATCTATTTTAGGTTTACCTGATTTATTATTAAGTTTATCTAAATGTTTAAAATCATCTGGGTGTGTCATTATCTTCTATCCCTCTTAACTTGGTTAATACCATTAATTATACGCTGAACTATGTTATGTTTTCTAACATAGAAAACTCCCAAACCTAGTAAAGGCGGCATTAAAAATAATAAGAACCCGTCCATCATTTCTTTTTGTTTAGTCTTTTCTTTTTCTTTGGTGCCTTACCACCTACCCATGCTTCATTAACATTTTTGGTAGATTTATTATCTGCTCTGTATTTACCTTTTGATCTAGCACGTTTAGGTGTTGATGTAAATACGTTTCCTAATTTCTCAGTTATAGTATCTATACATCCTAAAATTTTGTATATATATTTGTCCATTTTTTCTCCTTATTCTATTTCTGTTCTTACAATATGTTTTCTTAATGCTCTTGTAAGTCTTTCTATGTTATCTATAATATCAATAATACTCTTATCAGTAATATAGTGTTGTTTCTCTTTTAACTTATCATATTCTTTTAATGATATTTGAACCATAGGACTTGGTGTTACCTCATTTTCATAAGACCTGTCGTGGTCGTGGTCTTTTTCGTGTTTAGGTTTACCCATTTCTCCGTCTAGTGCTTTTTGTTTATCATCACTCATTATCTTTCTCCTTTGTTATCACTTTATTTATCTTCGATGGTGCTGAAATAATATCACCAGGTTTTATTTTAATAGGTCCAATAGAAAATAAAGTTTCACCAATACACCCATTTAATAGTATTAACATTACTAGCATCATTAGTTTCATAATGTTATTTATGTGTAACTAAATTGATTGGTTTATCAATTGGCATACCACATCTATCAAACCATCTATCATCTGTAGTCACCATAACATGACCTAGTGTACCATCATCTAACTTGATTGTACGTTTATCTATCCGTCCACTGTACTCTGTGCCATCCTTGTTAATTAGTTCAAGGTCTTTATGTAAATTTGTATAGATACGATCTATATAGATTATGGTACCTTTGTCATCTGTACCATACTCGTTAGAAACCATAAGTGTTTTCATAGTTAAGAACCACTACCAAACCATTTAGGCCAACCAGCAGGTGCAAGATTTTCAGTATTCCTATCATAACTTCCTTTACCTTTTTTAGCTTTAACTATCTTTTGTCTAAACTTTGGAGTTCTAACTTCTTTGGCAATAGGATTTGGTTTCTTTTTAGATTTCATTTGATATTGCTTCTTTAAACCAATCTGGCATTACACCAGGAGATTTCCAAGTGGCCAATTGTTGTTTTTTCTCTACATAATATTTTCTATATGAACCCACAACATCACCCGGTATTTTACATTCATCTGGCATTGCTGGAGTTGGGTCTGTTAGTAATTTACTTAATGATATATTCATTGGTGGTCTATGTAATATAGTTTTTAATTTTCTAATAGTCATATGATTTTCTATATGATTATATCTTCTTTTAAATTCTTCATTTAATTCAAGCATATGATTGTATAACCACATATAGTTATAAGCAGATTGCATAACCCATACTGTACTTGGGTGGTTTACGTGTGAAGCTTTATAGATAATGTTTTCGTTTGTTTTATTCTGTAGACGCCATCTTTTGATATTTCTACCATTAGCAGTTTTATCTAGGTACTGTGTACCATCTAATATTCTATGAGCAGTGGATAACATTTGAGCAGACTCGATAATCATTTTAACTACGTGTTTATCACAACACATTTGAGCAGCAATTACAGGGTCTTTATCTAAATAAAAAATATTCATAATATAGTACTAATATAACACATTTTTATGCATTTGTCAACCTTTATTTTTTATCATTCCAATCGTAAATTTGGTCTAATTTTACTTTGATTTCGTCAGGAGACATACCTTTGAAGTCCCCCATTTTAGCCATTAATTTCTTATAATTTCGTTGTTTTCTACCTAGTTTTAATAATTTTGCGTGTTGTTTGTTTACTTTACCCACTAGCCATTCTTTTTGCTTTCTTTGAGTATGTTGTTTTTTATCTCTCCACTGTCTTAATGATATATTAGCAGCGATCAATAGAAGTACTGCAAGTGGGTCAAATACAAATATCAATACCAATATAACCATTCGTACTGCATTGTCAAAATTATCCTCTGCATTCTCACCATAAATGAGTTCAGCAACATATTTGATTGGTCCTACTTCAGCATCTAGTTTATCTTGTTGTAAGTTTAAACCAGCTTTCTCATTGGTCAATCTACTAATCTTGTCACTAGCATTATTAATTGCTGTGTTTAATAAGTTTCTTTCTTCTTCTTGCTTCTTACGTTCTTTTAATCCTCTTGTTACAAATTCTTTCTCAATATAAACATCTAATGCTTTATCTAATTGATCTAAAGTCTTTTGTGACCGATCAATAGTCTTTTGTTGTTGTGAAATCTGGCTGTTTAATAATGAAACCTTAATGTTATTACTTGAAGTAGGTTTAACTTGATCTAGGTGTGCTTTTGATAGGAAACCAAAGATACCCATTGATGTGATAAAGATTAAAATAATGATTGCTATGAATAGATAAGTCTTTAATAGTTTAGGTACATCTTCTCTCCAATTATGATACAACCAACTAGCCGCTACAAGTTTACCAACTTCTAGTGCTGAACCCATAGCAATAATAGGTAATGTGGCTCCAGCAAACAATGTTGCTAGACCTATAATGGAATATCCTGCAGCAATAATTGATATACAAAGTGCAGATATGAGTGTTATTAAAAATAAAAACATACTCTACTATTTAGTTTCTAGTTTTCTTATCTTTTTAATTATTCTTATAACTCTTTGGTCATAATCTTTAGTAGTTGAAAACTTATCTAAAGTTTTGATTAATACAATTGAATCTAGTTGTTTGTTATTCTCTAACATTACTTGTCTTTTATTTCTAAAACTTTTGTAAGCACGGTGTTCATTTAGTAATCTAAAATATTCTTTTACACTATCACATTTACTACTAAACTTTCTTACACCCCAACCTGGCCATTTCTCTACACCTACTAGTAGTAAGTGTGGCGTTGTTTCAGTAAAGGTTCTAATACCAAATAGGTTGTTACCTTCAGTTGCAAATCTACTCATACCCCAACCAGACTCTAATGTTGCTTGACCTATAACCATTTCATAAGGTACTCTCTTATCTTTAGGTGTTGTGAAGTTAATATAGTCTATGCACTTGTGCATTGCTCTTACGAATTGCATATCATCACTATAAGTAAATTCAGGTTCTCTTAAATCTAAATCTTTAATTTTTTCTAGGTAAAACTGTTCTA